TATCTCCGGCGTATCGGATTCGATGCAAGGCATGGACCGCGCCGACGTGGCTGCTAAGGCTATACAAGCCAAGCGCCAGGCTGGCAGCACGAACCTCGTTAAGCCGCTCGACAACCTGACCCGCACCGACTACATCATCGCCCGTAACGTGCTGGACCTCGTCCAGGAGTTCTACACCGAAGAGCGCCTGATGACGATCACCCACGACCAGGCCACCGGTGAGAGCGAGACCTTCGCCGTCAACCAGCCCAACCCGCAGGCCCCGTCTGAGGAAGACGAGAACCCCTACCAGGAGATCATCAACGACCTCACCATCGGCGAGTACGACGTGGTGGTCAGCTCGGTGCCGCAGCGCGAGACCCTGGAGGACAGCCAGTTCGAGCAGGCCATGGCCATGCGCGAGGCCGGCATCATGCTGCCCGACAGCGTCTACATCGACTCCAGCCGCCTGATGAACAAGAAAGACATCATCAAGCAGATGCAGGAGATGGCCAACGGCCCAGAGGCCCAGGCCGCCAAGGCGCTCCAGGCCCGTGGTCAGGAGGCAGAAGTTGCCAAGACCGAGGCGGAGACCACCCACAAGGCTGCCGACGCCGGGCTCAAGGCCGCCAAGACCGAAGAGGTCAAGGTCAACACCCAGATTCTGGCCAACGGCGAGCCCGACGACGGCAGCGGCCAGGCGAAGATGGCTGAGGTTCAGGTCAAGGCCCAGGCCGCCGAGCACAAGATGTCCATCGACGAGCGCCTGGCCGAGCAGAAGATGTCCCTGGCCGAGCGCGAGCACCAGCTCGAACGCGAAAAGCTCGACGCCGAACTTCAGCTGAAGTCGCAGGACATGCAGCAGAAGCGCATGGACGCCCGCGTCCAGGCAGCCCAGCAGGCGGCGCAGGCCGCAGCGAAACCACCGACCCGTCAACCCACCTCGAAGCTCTAAGAAAGACCACACCATGATCCTCAATAAATTCTTCCGTCTCTATGCCCCCGAACCCGGCGACTCCGGTGCTGCCGCCGTCGACCGGGGCGACCTGCTCGACAACGACGACGAGGGCGACCTCGATCCTGACAACCCGGATGCGGTCAAAGACGACCCCGAAGTCAAGGAGCTGGAGGCCGAGATCGAGGCCAAAGAAGAGGCCCCCAAGAAGGACAGCCGCATCCCGCTGGCCCGCCACAAAGAGATTCTGGAGAAAGAGCGCGAGAGCCGCGCCGCCTTGGAGCGCCAGCTGGCCCAGTACCAGCAGGGTGGTCAGCTGGCAGACATGAACGCTGAGCTGACAGCTGCCGAGAACAAGGTCACAGAGCTGCTGGCCAAGCACATGGCGCTGACCATGGACGGCGAAGCGGAGAAAGCCACGGCGGTCATGCAGGAAATTCGCAAGATTGACCGAGACGTTGCCGAGGCCAAGAGCGACATGAAGATTCATGCCGCTGAGGTCCGTGCCACAGAGCGCGCCCGCTACAACACCGCCCTGGAGCGCATTGAGAATGCGTTCCCGAGCCTGAACCCTGACCACGACGACTATGACGAGGCTGCCATGAACGAGGTCGTTGACCTCAAGGAAGCCTACCAGCTGAAGGGCTTGACGCCCACCATGGCGCTGCAGAAGGCGGTCAAGCTGATCGTCGAGCCGCGTACCACGCGCCAGGAGATCGCCACCAGCACAAAGCCCCAGGTGTCCGACAAGGATGTGGCCGCCGAGCGCAAGAAAGACGCCGCCAACAAGACCGCCACCGCCATGGCCAAGACGCCGCCGAGCCTGAGCCGCACCGGCCTGAACAGCGACAAGCTGGGCGGCGGGCCGCTGGATGCTGCTGCGGTCATGAAGATGAGCCAGAAGGAGTTTGCTGCGCTGAGTGAGAGCGACCTGGCAAAAATGCGTGGTGACGAAATCTAACATCTAAGTTAGGTGTAGAATCCGCGTATCGGTTTAGGCAGGTTACGACACAACCTCCAGTTCGCTAGTCGTAGCGACATACGACACGGGGCCGCAAGGCTGTGTGTTTCTTATGTCTCTACGAAAGGATGCCCATCATGGCATTAACGAACTTCGGCTTGCTCACGAACGAGCAGAAAACCATCTGGTCGATGGATTTATGGAAAAATGCCCGTAACCAATCTTTTATCAACAAGTTTCTGGGCTCGGGCACCAACTCGATGATCCAGCACATCACCTCGCTGAAAACCAGCGAAAAAGGTGCCCGTGCCGTCATCACTTTGCTTGCTGACTTGCAGGGCGACGGCGTTGCCGGTGACCGCACCTTGGTCGGTAACGAAGAAGGCATGCAGACTTTCGAGCAGGTCATCCGCATCGATCAGCTGCGCCATGCCAACCGCCACGAAGGTAAGATGGCCGACCAGAAGTCGATCGTCAGCTTCCGTGACAACTCCAAGAATGTGCTGAGCTACTGGCTGGCAGACCGTATCGACCAGATGGCGTTCCAGACGCTGGCTGGTATCGGCTTCCAGTACCGCCCAGACGGTCGCACCCGTGTCGGCTCTGACCTCCAGTACCTGGAGTTCGCCGCTGACGTGACCGCACCGTCGACCCGCCGCATGTGCCGCTGGGACCAGACCGCAGGCGTGCTGAAGACCAGCTTGACCGGTGGCAACACCTCAGCTGACGTGACCGCCGCTGACTTCCCGGGTTGGAAGATGTTCGTGCAGCTGAAGGCTTACTGCAAGGACCGCTATATCCGTGGCACCGGTGGTGATGGTGGCCAGGAAACCTACCATGCGTTCCTGACTCCCCAGGCCATGGCCAAGCTGAAACAAGACCCGGACTACAACGCCAATCTGCGCTACAGCCAGAACAGCGGTACCAACGACAAGCTCTTCACTGGTGACACCGTCAAGATCGACGGCATTTACCTGCACGAGTTCCGTCACGTGCCCAACACCTCTGGTCTGACCACAGGCAAGTACGGTGCCGGTGGTGCGATCCACGGTTGCCAGGTGCTGTTCTGCGGTGCCCAGGCTCTGGGTATGGCTGACCTCGGCGCTCCTGAGTGGAACGAGGAAGACTTCGACTTCAAGAACTCTCAGGCGATTGCCATCGGCAAGATCCTCGGCTTCCTGAAACCCAAGTTCGGCAACATCTACGAAGGCAATGCGGTCGAAGACTTCGGCGTCGTCAGCTGCTACGTGGCCCAGTAACCTATTATCTAAGGAAGATAACCATGAAGAAAGCTGCTTCGCGCTCTGCGCAATACCCCATGATGGCTGAGTTCGCCTTCTCGTTCAACGAGTATGTGCAGGACTCTGCTGACCAGGTAAAGAAGACCTTCGGCGCTACCGTAGCCAACTCGGGCACCCAGCTCGCTACTGACCCTGTCAGCGGCGCTGTGGAGCCAGGGCTGACCTCGGGCACCGCTGTGGTGTTCGACTGCATCCCCATGCCGGTGGGTGCGGTGATTACCGGCGGCGAGCTGATCGTTGAAAACGCCTACGTTGGCATCGGTGCAGGCGCTACGCTGGCACTGGGCATCTCCGGTGACACGGCTGCCCTGATCTCGGCCTACGACCTGGACGGCGCTCTCGCAGGTGCCCGCACAGCGGTGACGCTGACCAAGCCGTTGCTGTGCAACGCAGGCCAGAACGTCCGCCTGACCCTCGCTGGTCTGACGGCTACGGCCACAGCTGGCAAGGTCCGCGCGCGGGTCATGTACACGATCGACGGACGCACTTCGGAAGTCCAGGTCAACTAAGTTGGGTGTGGTGACCTTGGGGCGAGGACCAGTCTGACCGGCCTCGCCCACTTTTCACCACCCAGCGTTTCCACCACTCTAAAGGCTCACCACCATGGATTACGTCTCTACCCGCGACATCACTGTCGCCTCCCTCTCTGGTCGCTCAGTCGCTTTCAAGAAAGGCGTCCCGACCTACGCCCCAGACTCGATGCACGCCGAGCTGATCCGCTCTGGCGTCATGCCCTGCGAGGACATCCCTGAACCAGAAGACGACGGCGCACCCAAGGCTCCTGAAGTCGCCGCCGAACGTGAAGCGGCTGTGTTCAAAGCCTTCGAGGCTCTGTGTCTGCGCAACAAGCGCGGTGACTTCGCCGGTACCGGCGCACCGCATACCGCCGTGTTGAGCAAAGAACTCGGCTGGCCCATCGACGCCAAAGAGCGCGATGCACTGTGGCAGGCTTTCCAGTCTGGTAAGGCCGCGTAATGACCACCACAGAACTGTTGGCGCTGTTCAGGATGGAGGTCAACGACCTCGAGCCCAAGTACCTGTGGTCTGATGAGCTGGTCTACCGCTACATCGACGACGCCCAGAAACAGTTCTGTCGTGACACCAACGGCATCCTCGATGCTCGCAGCTTCACCTTGTCCATCGTGCCGGCCACTGAGTGGTACGACATCAGCCCTAACATTCTGAAGCTACGCGGGGCGACCGACACCAGCACCGGACGCCCCGTACCGCTCATCGCCTACGAGAAGATGCTCGAGGGCAACATGTTCTTCGATGGCAGCGTCGGCACAGTCCGGGCGCTGATCACCGGGCTGGAAGAGAACAAATTCCGCACGTGGCCGGTACCCAACCAGGCCATGACCGTCGAACTACGCACTTTCCGGCTCCCCACCACGGTCGAGCCCGGTGACGATCTGGAGATCCCGGAGCAGCACCATCAGCACCTGCTGCACTGGGTCAAGCACCGTGCCTACAGCGTGCAGGACGCTGAGGTGTTCGACAAGAACGCTGCTGACAGATTCTTCGCCCTTCACCAGGCGTACTGCGCCAAAGCCCGCATTGAACAGAACCGCGTTCGCCGTCCAGTCAGTAATGTGACCTACGGAGGTCTGTAGTGAATGAACTCGACCGCCGCGTGACGAACCTGCTGATCAGCCTCGACCAGACGCTGTTCTGCTGCCTCACCTTCGGTGATTCCAACCCAGACGAAACACCCAGCGCCTACGCCTGGCGTGCTGAAGGGCTTGGCAAGTGGCAAGGAAAGTTTTTCAGGCCGCTGATCGATGCGATCTTCTTGCGCCTGCTGGGACAGAAAGACCATTGCTACAAAGCATG